CGTAACACGATTGACGTAACCTCCCACGATTCCGATGACGCTTATTCAGAGTTCATTGCCGGAGTAGGGGATGGTGGGGAGATTTCACTCGAAGGGAACTTAATCACCACAGACTCAGCGGGGCAAGTCGCTTTTCATACCGACTTACAAGCAGGAACTAAGAGAACGGGCTTTATTGTCTTACCAATGGCTTTAGGAAAGGCTTTTACTTTCACAGGTATGGGGTCGGGCTTTTCAGGCTCTTATCCTTATGATGACAAGGCATCCGTTTCGGGGACTGTTAAGGTCTCAGGGAAACCGACTTATCTAACCACACAATCAACGGGAATTTCGGCTTTATCAGGTATAGAGGAAACCGATACCGCAGCCTTGTCTTTGAATGAGGTGGTGGCGGCGGGTACTTATGCTTATACCTGTACAGTCGATACGGATTCGTCTTGGGTCAAACTCACAGTCACGGCGGCTTCTCATACTATATACGTCAACGGGACGGCTCAAACCACCACTGTACAGGGCGGGGAAATCGCTCTCGGTGCAGCGGGTACTACAACTGAAATTACTATATTAGTTTATGAAACCAGTAAAGCACCGAGGGTTTACACCTTATCAGTAACCAGACCGGCAGCTTAGTTTAATTAAAAAGGAGACGAAATGAAAGAAGTTAAAATATTACTCGATAAAGAAAGAACACTTAAACTCGACCTCAATGCGATGGTAGCCTTCGAAGATGCTACAGGTAAATCGCTATTCGGTTTTAAGGCTAATAATATCTCGTCAAAAGACATCAGGGCTTTGTTATGGTCGTGTCTAATAAGAGACGATAAAGCCTTGACATTGGAGCAGGTCGGGGAAATGGTAACCTTTGACAATATGGGACTTATCTCCGAGAAAATAGAGGAGATATTCGATGCTTCAATGCCGGAGGGTAAAGAGGATGGCACCCCTTTAGCGGAGAGCCTCCCGACTGGATAGATATATGGTCGTTCGGGAGGTATAACCTCAAACTTTCAGAGTGCGAATTCTGGGGATTGACGTTAAAAGAATTCAACGCATTATCTGAACGATATAAGGACACAGAAAGCCGTCTTGATTACAGGGCGGCTTTAATTTGCACAGTTTTAGCTGAAATCAATCGGGACAGAAAGAAACGGCCTAAACCATTCAAACCTGATGATTTTATGCCACAGAAACCAAAGAAGAAGTTAAAACCTGAACAGATGGATAAATCACTCGAAGTAATAACCCAGATGATGGGTGGAGAGATAACGTAATGGAAGTATGGAGTCTCGTAGGTAAAATAACGCTTGACGGTATGGCGAAGGTAGAAACCCAACTCAGTTCTCTTGAAGGGAAGCTCAAAAAGAACGAAAAGGGCTTTGAAAATCTCCGTAAGGCGGGGATGGCTTTTGCAGGCGTAGCTACGGCTATCGCCGGCGGGTCGTTGAAAGCTGCCATTGATTTTGAGACCGCTTTTGCAGGGGTAAGAAAGACTGTTGAGGCTACAGAGGAACAGTTTGCCGGTTTAGAAGACGGCATCCGCAGCATGTCGAAAGAATTACCCGTTTCTGCTAACGAAATTGCCGGTGTAGCCGAAGCAGCAGGTCAGTTGGGTATCGCTACAGAGGACATCCTTTCGTTTACCGAGATTATGACCAAACTCGGAATGGCTACTGATTTATCGGCAGACCAGGCTGCTACTTCGTTGGCAAGGTTTGCTAATATCACGGGGCTGGCGGCAGATGAATATTCTAATCTTGGTGCGGCGGTTGTCGGGCTGGGTAATAATATGGCAGCCACAGAATCCGAAATAGTCGATATGGCTATGAGGGTCGCCGGCGCTGGTACAAATGCAGGACTTACTCAACAGGAAATCCTCGCTCTTGCAGGTGCTTTGACCTCGATGGGCTTACGGGCTGAAGCGGGTGGTACTGCAATCAGCCAAACCTTACTTACAATGAACTCGGCTGTTCTGGGTGGTGGTGAGGAATTAGAAAAGTTTGCATCTGTTGCCGGAATGTCTGCTGAAAACTTTGCTGCAGCATTTAGAGAGAACGCTTCATCAGCCCTTGTTACATTTATTCAGGGTTTAGGGGAGATGAACGATACCGGTGCCGATACTACCGGAATACTTGGAGAATTGGGACTGGGTGGAATAAGAATAACCGATACCCTGTTAAGAGCCTCCAATGCACAAGACATATTAACTGACGCATTAGATATTGCTAATACGTCTTGGGAAGAAAATACCGCATTGAACGATGAGGTCGCCAAGAGGAACGAAACGGCAGCCGCTAAAATGACAATGCTTAAAAACTCTATAACTGATATGGCTGTCAACCTCGGAGACGCACTGATACCTGCTATAACGAGTTTAATTGAGAAAATAGCCCCTGTAATTGAAAAGGTGAGTAATTGGATTAAAGAGAATGAAGGGCTCGCAAAAACGATTCTGGCGATTGCAGGTGGTGGGGGGGCTTTATTACTCTTGGTAGGCTTAATCCCGAAAATCGTGGGGATGTTTACGGGTTTTATAAATGCTATAAAGTTATTCTCGAATGTGACCAAGATTGCTACCGCTGTTCAATGGTTATGGAATGCGGCTATGACTGCTAACCCCATCGGTTTGATTATAGTAGCTATCGCAGCCTTAATTGCCGCTATTGTTTTAATCGCCAAGAATTGGGAAACCATAAGAGAAAAGACTGTTGAAATATGGAATAACATTGTCGGTTTCTTGAAAGGTGTCTGGGATGGGATTGTTGGTTTCTTCAAAGATATATGGGATAACGTAACCGGAATATTCTCTAATGCGTGGGAGTTCATTAAATCTGTTTGGAATAACGTTGCCGACTTCTTCGGCTCGATACCTGAGAAAATCGGGCAGGCATTCTCTACAATAAAAGATATTATTTTAAGTCCGTTTAGGGCTGTCTGGAAGGGAATCGAGAGTGGTATTAACTGGGTTATCGATATGCTTAATAAGATTTCATTTGATATACCCGACTGGGTGCCGCTACTTGGAGGGAAACATTTTGGAATAAACATCTCTCATGTATCTCTTCCATCATTTCAGGGTTGGGAAGGAAGAATCCCGGGCGCAGAGGGGCAGCCTTATCTCGCAGAGGTACACGGCGGGGAATATATCTATCAAACACCCAAACAATCCGGACCCGTCAATCTCAATATTGAAGTCGCTCAAATGGTAGTCAGGGAAGAAGCCGACATTAAAAGAGTAGCAAAAGAGCTTTATTCTTTGGTTAGCATAGAGCAAAGGGGGTTGGGAATTGGCTAGTTTTACTTTTAATTCTGTTGACTTGGCGGATTATGATTTATCGGTCATATCCTCCAACTTCTTTGAGTTCAGTCAATCGTTACCTTATACCCAGCTACAGGACTATGCTTTAATCGGCGGCTATAAGAGGAACGCTCTCGGATTAAGAATGAACGTTGTTATCCAGGGAACGAATGCGGCTGACGTCATCTCTAATTTGGATAACGTTAAAAAAACTCTAGTTTCCGAAGAAGAGAAGGAGTTAATACTCGACTCGATATCGACAAGGTACTGGAATGCCAGATTAGAATCTTTAGATGGAGACTTTGTTGCCAATACAGCGTGGCAGGGTACTATAACCTTCTTATGCCCCGACCCCCTCGCTTACTCTACAACCGAGACCTCTTCTGACTTCAACATCGATGCCGACCCCGACACAATTGTTGAGACAGTCGGCGGTACGGCAATCACTAAACCAGTTTGGACTTTAACCGCTGGGGAAACCTTATCTGATGTAACGATTAAACTTGAGAACGTAACAACCGGTGAAGAGCTACAGTGGACAGGCTCTCTTGTGGATGAAGACGAACTCGAAATCGACACTCAATACTGGACTGTCAAGAAAAACGGCACTTCGGATATGAACATAACAGGGGAGTTTCCGAGACTGATAGCAGGCTCGAACTCAATCAAGGTTACAGGACTATCCACAACAGGGACTTTAAATATCACATACAGAGACGCTTATGCGTAATCTTTAACTTTGGCGAATCTAAGCCCTCTTAATCAAGGGCTTTTTTATTTTAAATTATTGGAGGCTTAATTATGGCTGCAGGGACTTGGACACTAA